GATTCTCAATCGCACTTGCAAAGGGTTGGTTGCGGGATGTCCGGCGGATCACGTGTCTCCCTTGGTTAGCGTCTTAAATCTTCCCCGCGATGACGGCAGGGAAGTAGTCGCTAGCCTATTTTGGGATTCTTGTGGTTTGTCAGATCTGCCCCCCTCGTTACTCCATCATGAGACTGCGCAGAGGGCGAAGCATGGTACAGCATCGATGGTACCTGGTTATTTTCGACATGAGCCAGGGGTTTTATCTCTCGATGATCAAGTCCGTGCGTATTATCATGCCCCTCGCAAGGTCGCCATTGACACATTGGCTGGCCTGGAGGCAGATGAGGCTGTGCGGAGATTGGTAAAAGGAAGGGGCATATTGCGTGAGGCGTCGCTTCACGTGGCTATTATGTCCTTTCGGAAGCGTGCCTCGTGCGGTTGGCCGTGGATGATGACCGCTGTAGAATCCCCGTTTGAGTACTTAAATGAAAGTGAGGCCTTAGTCGATGACGGACTTCGGCTTCAACACGCTAGCGCATATCCTGCTTTTGTAGCTATGCGTAGCGTCTCTCGGGGACCCGGTAAGTTCGCCAAGTACCGATCTGTTTACGCGTGTTCGCGGGTGCATAATAACCTCAAGAAACAATTGTTTCTTCCCATGTTTGACGTTTTAGTTAAACATCCCGCCTTTTGTGCGTGGGATTCTCGTGGGCGTGTAGATGCGGAGGTTACCCGTGTCATGAAGTCAAGGGAGGGAGGTCCATGTTACTCCATTGACTTTGAGAACTTCGATGTTACCGTGCCATTTAAGGTCATCGATCGCGTATTCGGGATTATCGGAGAATGGTTCCACGATTCGACTGCTCCTCTTGTCGCATTTTCGCAAGAAGCTTTCAAGAGGACTGGGATAATAGTTCCATCCCCTAATAAGGGAATGGATATTCTTATGGGCTGTGATCGAGCCCGAGGTATCCCTTCAGGGTCGGTTTTGACCAACCTTGTTGGTAGCCTCTGCAATCTCTGGGCCATCACCTACGCGGCTACTAAGCTTCGTGGGCGAGTTGTTCATTTCTTAGTCCAGGGAGATGACGGCGTCTATCGTTTTCAAGGCGTCCACTCATTAGAGGACCTTTGCGG